GATCTAATGGTTTTACCTTTTGCCTCACACACCCAACAATGCCAAGGATTCTCGCTTTTAGCGTTTGTTATGCAGTTGATTTCGAGTTTATTCTTATGGTGAGTACAAAAAGGACATTTAAATGAATAATTGCCCCGACTAGTCTTGTGACCTTGTCCTAATACGGATTCTAATAATATTAATAGAGCAGCATTTTCCATAATCATTAAGATACGAAATTATTCTGCCGTAACAAAGTCTTTGCGATAGAATTTACCTAATATGTTATCATTGTAACTGTCAGTAAATAATACTGAGTGTTGTATTTGGTAGCGTATTTCGTGATATGTAAGTTGTTTTTTGGTAGGACAAAATATTAGTATTTCGCGTTCGAATTTATCTTCACCTAGTGATTTAACATCGGCTAATAATTCTTTAGATGAACCCCAATAATTACGCCAACCACTGTCGACTTGTTCTACTTTAGTAGTAGAGCGACGACCGGGGCCGGTTTGTTCAGCTAATTCTTTTTTAGTAAGTTTTTTCTTCTTGTTATGAAAGAATGCTTTTTTACCTATGTAAAATTTGTTGGATTCTAAATTAGTGATTTTATAAATAAAACCATAATCGTTTGTAGTAAAGTCATCCTGTAATGGGATGTATTCATATAACCAATTCATAAAACTATTTTTTAAGTATCGTATTTGACAATAAATGTCATATCTGTATCTGCTGATAGAACTATTGGTTTACCTAATTTAGCAACCATTAATAATTCATTATCATCATTATATAATCCTATTGTTGTAACATATGGTTGGAAGGAGGATCCAGTAGCAAAATTTTTAACTGTACTATCTAATGATCCTGTTAATGTATATCCATCACTACCTGATATTATATATTGACCCCCATATTCCAATAGGGTCGGATTATATGATAAATTATAGTCACTTTCTTTAATTATACAACGAACTTCATTTTCGTAAATGATATGTTCATTTTGAAACGACATTGTTGCATTAGTATATATTTGAGTATAATTGAGATTAGTTTTTACTATTATACCATGAGCATAAAATATATTTCCTATAAATACACTACTTGAATATAAATTACCATTTCCATCATCTTTAATTAATGTACCTGAACCTGATATTTGAAAACTACCAGGTAATATTTTAGAACCAAAAATATTTTGATTAATACTATATATTTCTATTGTATCTCCTGAAGATGAAGGGAATTGTTTTATTAATAATGGATTTGTATTATAATTAAAATATGAAGCTGTAGGACGTTGAGATGAAGCAGATTCATACGTATTTGCATTAAACATCAACGACCCCGTATTGAGTAAACTTCCACTGAATGATTGATAAAATAAATGGTTTATTTGATCGTATATTAAGGATTGATATTGTCCGTTAGTTGTTGTTGATCCGGTTATATTAAATGGTACATTTCTCCCTACGTAATAAACTATATAACTATCATTTGGGGAAGTAGAAGTATACGCAAAAGACCAACGCTTATTCGCAGCGTAAGATACTGTTGTTATATCGGCCTTGTTTAATCTTTTGAATGATGACATGCATTAATAGTCTAATTTGATTCTAATCAACGCTTCTTTAGTGAAATCCTTAGTTAATGGTTTACTTAATTTAGCTACAGCTAATAATTCATTATTATCATTATACATACCTACTGTTGTAACGTAAGTTTGTGGATTATTAATTAATGTAGTATATAATAAGTTACCATTAGCATCTATAATAGATGGATTTGTTGTGTAATTAAATTCACTATTTTTAACACGTGTAAAGAAATAACGTGATGAAACTACCTCTTGTGATTGTAATTGAAATCCTGGGTCTCCTGTTCCTGCTAAACTATTTGAAATTGAACTTGAAATAGAATTAAATAGTTTAAATTGATTATTTTGAGCTGAGGAAGTTGATAGATTTGTTGCTTGAATAAATAATCTTAATGAACCTGTTACATTTGCACTACCTGTAGCATTTAATATAATAACACCTAAATTAGGTAACATCATACCATAATATATAGTTGCAGCTGCGGTATTATGTGCATTACCATTACTACCACTGATTATGTAATATACTTCATTTTCTCCAATAAATCTTGTTAATGAAGTAGTATTACTGTCATCCGTTAATTTAATGGTTCTACTTCCACTAGTTAATGATAAATTAAGAGACCCAGGCATTAATGCTTGTTTATATCTAGCTCTTGAAACATTAATTACATAAATTTCATTTATTGTACTAATATCTCCATTAAAACTGAAATTAGTATCTTCAGTACCATAAACTAAATTTCTATATTGTCCGTATACAATACGAGATGGAGAATATCCTCTAACAAGAGGGTTAACAGGTACTGATCCTGATCCTGCTATATGGCCATATTGAATATCAAATTGAACTTCTGATCCAGTTAATGATGGATCTCCGTTATATACATCTAAATAATATTCACCTCCTGGGTTTGTTCCACTTGCTGTCCAGGATGCAGATAAAAAATTAGTGTCTCCACTCCATAATCCACGAACTACTGTTTCGGCACTTATTACTGAATCTTCTGTATTATATCTTGAAAATGACATGTTTTTATTTTATTTTAAATTATAGTGTTGATACTTTAGAAATATTAAGAGGAATAGTAATTCTAGCTCCACTATCTCTACCAATTGCTGTAATGGTTGTTGCTATTGATGTTAATGTTGAACCAAACAATGTATTAACTGTTGTTCCTGTTAATGTAAATGATGTACCAATTACTGATTTAGATAATACAGCACCGGTTGTTGTATTAAGATTTTGGTCACCAACTGATGTTGTTGTAATACCTGTACCTTGGAATGCTGATACTAATCTAATATCTGCTATTGTTAATACATACCCGTTTGCTTCAAATGTATTTGTAGCACCTAAATAATTTAATGTTTGTGGTGTTATTGTTAATGAAGCACCTTGTTTAAGTATAATTGAATTATAACCTAAACTTACAACAGGTAAACGTGATGTTCCACGAGGTAATGTTATTAATTTATAACGCATTATTTGTGTATCGTTTGGAAATGCTTGTATTATAGGCATATTCTCAATTGCTTCACCATAAAATGCGGAACCAGATGGGTGATTTGGATTATATAATGTATAATCAATTTCATCATCAGCCAAGGAAAATTGTGTAATTTGAAACGAACCATCGTTACGAGCTAGTAATTCACGGCCTTTTGTTGTTAGTATTGCATCTACTGTTACTACTGTTGGATTTAATATTGCCATAATTGTTTATTATTGTATATACTATAAATATGTGAAGAATATAAATTTTAATTTTATTTTATATTGTTTTATTATTATACTAAATAAGTAATAATTGATTTATTATCAGCTGCGCTACTAAACCAATTAGGTGATGGTTGAACTTTATATACTGAATATCCATATGGATAATCTCCAGGGGAATGTTGAAAAATTTGTACTAGATTTGAATCATCATGTGTTGTTATGTTAACATATGTTAATCCAAAAACATATGATCCTGTTGGTGATGCAGAACCAGTTAAATAATAATTATCAAATGTGAAAGTTTGTAAACTTCCTGTTGGATTGGTTGCGATATTTAATAAAGAGGATGCTGCTATTGTGTTTGAAGACGTTGCTAATAAATTATTAGGTAATCCATCAAGTTGATCATATAAATTTAATTGAAGATCAAATACAGGAGAATTTACTCTTCCTAATTGTAAAGATATATTTTGTAATATTCCATTTTCAAACATTGAAAATGTTTGACCATAATCAATAGAACCACTATCACCACCAAAAGAAAAAAATGAATATGAAAAAGCATTACTACTACCAGTAACAATACTAATAGATTGTGAGGGCATGGATACTGTGTTTACAGTCCATCCTTTATCTATTAAAGATAGAGCACTAATATATCCTTCTGGTGATGGAGCAGAATTTGTTCCATTTAATAATACTGAACCACCCGTTCTTCCAGCATTATCTAAATCATATAATATATTATCAACTGATGTTTGATCTAATAAATTATCATAAGCCCAAAAATATTGTATTGTTGGAGATACACCTGAAGATGTATAACTTGTTAAATAATTTTCATGTACATAAAATTGATTCAGAGCTATATTATTAGATAAATTAGGTATAGATCCTGATAATTTATTTGTAGCAACATTAACAAAATTTAAAGAAGTATTATTAGTTAATGAGGGTATAGATCCTGTTAAATTATTACCACCACAACTAAAATATTGTAAATTAGTATTATTATTTAAACTAGGTATAGATCCTGATATTTTACAAGAAGCTGCTGAGAATAAAATTAAGTTAGTATTATTATCTAGATTAGGTAAAGGACCAGTTATGCTAGTATCTGAACATATAAAATTAACTATACTAGTTGGTAAGGTTGGAATTGAACCAGTTATACCTAAATTAATATTGCAAAAAAAGTTAGTTAAATTAGTATTGTTAGATAAATTAGGTATAGATCCTGATATTATGTTATTACTTACATTAAAATATTGTAAATTAGTATTGTTAGATAAATTAGGTATACTACCTGTTAGTCTATTAGAAGAAACATCAAAATATTGTAAATTAATATTATTAATTAAATCAGGGATACTTCCTGACAATTTATTATTTCCAACATCATAATATCTTAAAGCTGTATTACTACTTAAAGAAGGTATACTACCTGATATATACAAATTATTGCTAGCAATAAATTGTTCTAATTCAGTATTAGTTGATATATCTATTAAATATCCTTCTGGGTTAGATTGAGGAGCATATGTAAAATTTAATAAGTTTGGATTAGCACTTATATTAGGATAAGAAATACGCTCAGTTCCCTCTGTTGTTAAATTTAATAAGTTAGTTAGTCCAAAAGAATAAAAACCAGTGGTTTTATAATTAAATTGAGAAGATATATCAATACTAGTTACATTAGCTAAATCATTACCTAATAAATAAACCTGATTAGATCCACTATATGATACATCACTTATTGGGAGTCCTGAGTATATTGCCCAATTATCAACAGTAAATGATCCAGTTCCTGGTAATACTGCGGATGATGAATAGGTTAATAATATTCCTGGATATGAATTTATACTTGCTGTAATTTCATAATTAGAAATATTGGATGATGTAAAACTAGAAGTTAAATATGTTCCATAAGATGATGATGAAAATATAATTAATTTTGATACTACATCTGTTAAGGTTAAATTTAAATTTGAAAGAATACCCCCACTTCCTGATAATATCAATGACATATTACTATACCACGGTATAGAAAATGATCCTTGATTATAAGTAGTATCTGTGTTGACTAATAATGATGATGCAGTTACAGCTGTACCCCCTGTAAAATATGTAGTTGTACTTCCTGAAGTTAAATAAAGATTATTTGCTAATGGAGCAGGAGTAGAAGGAATAGATTTAAAAAATAAACCAGCTGCAGGAGATCCTGATGTGGATGATGTTATATATTGTAGAGCCGAAGCATAATTTATATTAGAAGCACTAGTATTAAATGAAGCTGTTATATTTCCTAGGGTAGCAGCAAAGCTTGATCCTGTAGATACAAATATTGTTGTTGAAGTATTAGATGGTTTTGTGCTACCTGTTATAGCAATAATAATACCATTTACTATAAATGAACCTGTTGGAGAGGTAAATGGGATTAAACTAGCACTACTAAAAGTAACTGATGATGTTGTTGCTAAAGTAAGTGTATTTGTTTTAACAGAATCATTATATAATTTAAAAGAATTTAATGATGATGTCGTTATTGTATTTGGTGCAAGATACCACACTATACGAGATGAACCAGTGAAAGGTGATGTTGGTGGTTCTGGGGTTGATCCCGTAGGACCAGTATATGTGTATGCTGGGTAGTATGATAAATTTGTTGTAAATAGAGGAAATGTTGTTACTACTGTACTTCCACTAAAAGCTATTATTTGATATAAACTTCCACATGTTATTAAACTACTAATATCTGTCCATGAGCTATATTCTCCTAATTCAGTTATTAATTCTAAACTAGAAGATGCTTGAGTATAGTATAAATTTTGAGCCATATTTATTTTATTATTATCCGTTTGATGTTGATGAGTTTATATTAGATACAGATAATGCTTTACTTATATTACCTATTTGATCTTTTACATCTGTTTTAAGATCTTGTGGGATTAATATTGCTTGTGATACATCTCCTGGTGTCTTTTTATAATTAACTATTACTGATGTTTCATTTGGTTTAGGTCTTAAAAAAGCAAAATTTTGATCGGCAGGAACTGCTAATGATCCAAAAATACTACCCGATGCATTAATATCTGGTGGGGTAAGTGTTAATATAGTTGTTTGGATTTTATCAGTTGGTAAGTATTCAAAAGTTATAACACTTCCAGACCAAGGATTAGCAGATAAAGATGAACCTTGAGCACTTATAGTTGATGATGCTGAGATAGGAATAAGATAATATTCATTAAATGTTTGATATGAGCCAGTAAGTTTATAAACTTTTGAATTATTAGTAGTATTTGATCCACTTATAGTAAAAAATTGTCCATCTTCTAAGTTTTTTAAAAATGCCGTTGATTCATTTGTAAGAGGCATTTTAATTACTTTATTAGTATAACTAAAAGGATTTCCAGATGCTAATCCTGATCCTTGATATAAAGAAGAGGATATGGTTATTTTATTATACACTGAATCAAAGGATTGTTCAGATGCTAGTACTGTTTGATAAAAGGATTCTGGTGAATTAAATGATCCTATCCTTAATAAGTCTCCAGGAAGAATTTGACTTGGATCTGATATTTCTGAATAATTCTTATATGTTGAAGAATATCCATCAGCTGGTGTAAAAATAGATTCGGTTGTAAATAGATATTGAAATCCAGGGTCAAAAGTTAATGTATTGTTATTATATATACTACCTGTAGTAATATGAGTAAATATTTTACTACTAGTATAAGGTGCAGAATAATCAAAATTTACTTTTATTTGATTAATATCAAATATTTCAAAAGAAGCATCAGGTACATTAGCAATAGCAGGTCCAATATCAATTGTGTTAGCGGCATCTGCTGCTAGATTAGTATTAGGATCAATTGGAGGTTTTCCTATTCTCATTTTCCATCTAAATGTATTAGTAGAATCAAGACCATTTAAAGGTGATGTTGATTGAGCCCATCTAATAGCTCCTGATATATCCATAAAATAGAATTTAAACCTAATATATGTGTTTGGTCGAGTTGTTTTGTATAATACTCCATTATCCCCATTTAAAGTAGGATCATTATCATCACATATTTTTAATAAATAGCAAGCTTTACTTGTTATTCCCGTATTTCTAGGTGCACCTGAAGTTGGTGGTGTAGCATCTGCGTCAATTCCTGGGTGCCAACAATTAGTTTTCTTATCAACAGCTATCTGATTGACTTCAATATACTTAGTAGGATCAGCATTTCTAAATTGTCCTGATGATGCTTCATATATAGTATCTGTTATTCTTGTAGATGCTACATATTTCCAATCACCATCAGCAGCAGTATCACTAGTAGCAGATTCTACAATTCCAAAGAATTTAAAATTAGCTCCGTATTCATATGGTTGAGAAATATCTGGACCATTGGTGGTTTGATTAACACTGACTCTATTGCCATATTTCCATTCAATAAAGAAAGGGATTGTTCCTTTAATTCTATATTGTCCTACTCTTGGAATTTTATAAATATTTGTACCAGTAAATGAACTACCATTATCTGTATTATATCCCCCATCTGCTGTACTTGAGAAATTTAATAAATCAAAAGCATATACCTTTCTTCTATCTTTAGTATAAAATAAAGAACTAAGAACTTGAAGATACCCCGAATCAACAACAGAAGCAAGATCCCACTTCCAAGGAGCAGTTTCAAGTTGATTGGTATAACCTCCTTTAGGCATTCTACAACTTAAATGAGGATAATCTAATCCACCATTAATATCATATTTCCACTCACTAACACTACTTCCTGTAGTGAAATATTCATTAACTGCCATTGGTGTATCTGGAAGATTAGGGATTTGGGTGTTTGCAATTACTAGGGATGTGTAATTATTGTATGAACCTTTAAACCATACATATCTACCAGTACCATAAGTTATGGAATTTGCAGTATTAATACTTACATTACTGGTATTAGGAGGTTCTTGCCACGGATTTGCAGTTGGGGCTGGGCCTGTTGAATCTGGGTTAAATGCAGTTCCCTGTCCAAGATATCCAGTTCGACCATAGTTAATAAAATTAATATATGTATAACATTCAAGATCAAATGACTTATATCCTACATAAGAATTCACTAATTTATATTCTGTTGTATATCGAAAATCCATAATTTCTCCATTCTCTCTAAAGAAAAGAGGATCAAAAGAAACTCCACCTCTATATATCAATTTAGTTCCATCTAAATTTCTCTGAAATGATGGTTTTGTTACATTATCTAAAGATATATCTACTGAGTCTCCTGACTTAAATGTATTTTGTACTTCAAATAAATTATAATTATAACGTGATAATTCTGTTAAATTACTATTTTTATCAACTAAATATTTTAATTGTATTTGTGTTTTATCATAAAAATTTAAACTTTGGCTTGGTATTGTTTTTACCCATCCTATTTTAACTGTATTGCGATCAATAGCAGCGGTTTTACCAAATGAATTATCTCCACTATATGTCATTTTCATTTCTGATAGGCCATCAAATCTAACTACGGGGGATACGGTAGGGGTGATGTTTTGGCTTATAGAATTAAAAGAAATATAAAATGAGGCATTAGGATTTCCTGGGTTAGAGGTAAAATAATCTGTTGCTTTTACTGTAGTTCCATTATTACTTCCTATACTGTCTCCTGAAATATATGTAATTGTAAGAGGAGTTTTATTTTTTATTGCCGATGCAAAAGAAGCGGATAGGATAAGTCCATTTCCATTTGTTGGAATAATGCCTACCCATGGTGCTAAAATTCCATTTATATTTGTTAGTGTATACCAAAGATCTGTACTTGTATTAATTGGGGCTGGTACTAAGGAATTAATTGATCCTGTATATGTATTATATTTTAAACTAGATACTGTAGATCCTTCATAACGAGAAGTATTATATGATCGTAATGTTAAATATGAATCTTGTAATTCAACACTACTTATTAAACTACCTGTAGTTCCCCAAATATATTCTATTTTTTTTCTTTTAGTAGATACAATACTTTTAGATACATTATTTAATAATACATTCCAATCAGAATGAGCAAATGAATTAGCATCTATACTTTGAGAAGGATATTGACTATTCCAAACATTCCAATTTCCTAAATATGGATTATAATTATCTGTAAAATATTGATATATATTTACTTTACTACCACTTAATTCACCATCATACCATCCCATAGTATTATTGGATGAAGATAATGCATTATAAAAATTACCATAAGTAGATGATATAGTTGAAGCAGAATACTCTGCATCATATACACTTTGTGTAGTTGAGTTAGATGGGTTAGCATATACCGCTTTATTACGCTCTAATACAGGTGAATTAAATGTTACACCCGTTGATAAACTTGTACGCTCAGGAGTAAAATCCTCAAGCATCTTAAATAAGGCATTATCAAAATATTGTATTAAACGAATAAATCCATTATAATCCATTAAAGATCCAGTAAATGGTCTAAATCCACTTACACCTGTTTCAAAATATAATTTACGTTGAGTATCTAAATCTGGGTATGATGAACTGTATTGTTGTCTAGGATCACCAATATAATCATCTAAACTCCATGTTGGATTATTGGAAGCTATAGCTCCTGAGATATAAGTATCAATTTGATTTTGTGGTGAAAATGAAATATCTACATAATTCATATCATCATCTCTAAATGAAGAAGATGATGTTGGGAATGATTGTAAACTTAATAATGGCGATAATATACTACCTGATGGTCCTGGTACGATAGTATTAGATACAATTCTTACTTTATCATTATTATATCCTTTTATCAAATTTGATTTAAGTGAACCACCAAATTCATTTACACTTAATATACTACCTGTGGAATTACTACCTGTTGGAGTATAAAAAGATTCACTAATTGATCCACTAATTACAGTATAATATGTTTGGTTTGGAATACCAAATGTTGTCATTAAATAGTCTAAACCAGCAACTGTACCTTTTGTTTTTAATAATAGAGGTAAATTATGATAAATACGTTTATATAATTCAGATACTAAATCTTTACGTGGTATATTATTTAAAAAACTACCTGTAATTGTAAAGTCATTACCTGAAGTAGGGGTGAATGGGAATATTGAGCTTCCTGTATTAGATCCTATTAAATATTGAGCTACACTTTCTCCTGCTTGAGTATTATATAAATGAAGTCCTAATGATTTTAAGCGCTCATATACTAAATCTCTAGATATACCATAATCTAAATTATTATTAGCTAAATTAACGTCAGTTACTGCTTTAAGATAAATCCATATATTATCAAAATACTGACCAACCATATTTAAAAATAATAAAAATGGATAATTATCTGTATTATTTTTAACATAGGAAGGAATTGAGTATTCTAGATTATCATAATTATTTAGATCATAAGTTTGAGAGGATCCTGTTAAAGTATTATACCATGTTTTAGTAATAGCTGATCCTGTTGATAATAAGCTAAATGGTTTGGTTGATGAAGTTTTTGGCCAAGTATATGAACTTGATTCAAAATATAGATATGATTCATATCCATCAAACTGAGATATAATAGTTTCTATACTAGATGAATATCTATTTATTTCAAATTGCAGACTAGCTGTTGTAGCAACATAAGGAGTATATTTATTTATTAAATTTCTATAATCTTCAATTTGTTTAGCTTTGGTATAAAAGTTAGTTACACGTTGATAAGCTGATCCAAAAAATATAAAATTATTAAAATCTGTATAGTCTACATTTATATCTATACTTTGTGTAGCTAATAAATTTAGTATTTGTCTATATGATGAACTTTGTAATGATTGTAATCCTGTTATTAAATTAGAATAAGTATTATATGTTGATGATACAGTACTTTGATTTGGTATAGTAACATCAAAATTAGGTCCTCTTAAATTACCAGCAGGTAAAGGAATAATAAATTTATCTAAATTAATATCAAAAACATAAGGATTAACTATTTCTTCTACTACCCATAGTGTCATTTTTTCTTTTACACTTAGTGGAAGAGGTTCATACAACTTAAATAATACTTCATACCCAGTAGAAGCTTTATTTAAAGCAATATTAACAGCAACATATTGTTCATTATTACCAAAATTTAATAAATAATCTATGTAATAAGTTGAATTAGTACTTTGATCTATTAAATCTAAAGTAAGATTTTCAATTTCATCATCAGATAATGTAAGAGAAGCTAATCGTATCTCAGTTCTATCTTGTGATATTTCTTTAATAAATAATGCTTCATTACTATAATCAGATATTTTATTCTGGAAGAAATTGTATTGAACTTTAAATTCACCAGAAGAATATCCTTGATTTTGTAAATCCTGAACTGGGTCTATTTCTATTATTGGGTATAATGAACTTGTTGTTGGGGATAAAGTTGAAGTAACGCCTACATTTTCTGTTTGAATATTACCCGTAGTATTAGGAGTAGTAGTTGTTCCTGGTATTAAACCAGTTGATGATGGTATTTTATAACTAAGATAATTAAAATTTATATTTAATAAGTTTCCTCCAGCATCATATATAAAATATTCAATATAGTCATTTTTACCACCAAAATTTTTTTGTAATTTACTAGACTGGATTAGTTTTATATCCTCTTCAGAGTAACGTGAAACTGTTGTTGTACTTAATATATTTCCAACTATTTTTATATTATTTGCCATTATTTATTAACTGTTTTACTTATTTCATCAAGAGCGGTTTGAGTATCTAAAACTTGTTGTCTTAGATTAGTAATTTCTTCTAATAATGCCTGAATATCATCTTGATTAATTTTTACACCCAAATATTCTGCTTCTTTTTCTAAAATATATCTATGTGAATTTGTATCTCCTTCTTTAGGTATTTGATAAAATAATTGCTCATATAATTGAAAAAAATCTTCTATAGTAAATACTGGTGTTTCTGGTGATACATTATTAAATAATTGACGAAATTCTGTATCAATTACTTTTCCATAAGTTAATTTATCAAATACTTGTTTTTCTATATTAATTAATTCAGACATATTATCTTATAACTTTAAAGAAATAATTATCATCTAATACTAATGTTGTACTAGAAATTGTTGTTTTAACTAGTATTTTATAATAACGTTCTGGTTCTAAACCATTCATATATACATCAAAATACATACCTGTTGGATCACAACTTATTTTTGTGAATGCCATATCGTAATCTACGACAATTTCTTCAGTATCCAAATCTTTTATTTGATAATATGAAGCTGTTGGTAGAGCTTTATTTGATAAATAAACGGAAGTTGCAGTAAATGCTCTAGTAGGAAATTTATCTCTTACATTTACTCTAAAACGTTGTATAGAATCTTGTTGGTATTCACTTTGATTATTAGCTAATGTAGCTACAATACTTGGTGATGTAGCTACAGATAATGAACCCGTATTATATGACCAATCATTCCATTTTATTTCTAAACATGGAGGATATATAGTGTGAGATTCTGCTGAGAAATATTTAGTTTCAAATTTAGAAGCAGATGTGAATTCTAATGAGCTGCTGTGTTTTAAAATAAAACCATAATTAGAAAATATACTACCTGACCAGGCAACTACTGTATTAGTAACATTTAAATCAATATCTAAAGAATCAACATGATTAAAAGATTGAGTTGATTGATATAAAGATCCGGTCCACCATAGTCCCCCTCCAACATTGCTACCAGTATAAGATCCTGTAGTGCCTACTGGGAAGGTAGTAAACCAAACACTTCCACTTAGTTGGTCTTTAAATTGCCAACCAGCTCCGTCTGTTGTTATAGGGGAATTTGAAAATCTTCCTGATCCAATATTCCAATCCGCTGCTAAAGGATGACAAAATATTGTATAATCTAACGGAATCTGGGAGGCATTAGCTAACGATAAACGTAGCGAAGCACTATATGAGGCTCCACTTACTTTATTATTAATAACATCAAGTATTTCAGCTTGAGGGAATTTAATAATAGGACGAGCTACTTCATACGTACCTCCAATTGATTCAAAAGTACTAAGTTCTAATATTTCATCTAATCCAGAATTAAGTGTTGGATAGTATGAATAAAGAGTAGCGGATTTTTCCGGAAATATTTTATAAATTGCCATAATTACATGATTACTACATATAAATATGACAAACTATAACTTTTTAAATTGTAAATGGTACTACTCTACCTTGTATATCAATATCAGGATATCTAACTTCAAATATACTTGGATCTAATGAAGGATATATATTACCTTGTCTAGTTGCACCAGAAATATCATATCCATATTGAGAATATGTAGTTCCAGTACTATCAAATTTATTTATTATTTCTATTTTAGTTGATGATTGTACTCCTTTTATTTGAAGTAAAGTAGATGCTATATCAGATATAACAATTGGTTGATTAATGCTCCAGTTAGATATATTAAAGAAATCTTTTAATGCTAATATACAATTAGTTACAACATCATTATTATTATATCCACTTTGTACTATTATATCAAAATTAATACCTATATTAATATAAAATGCATCTTTAATATTGATAGCATCAGTAACCATTCTATATTGGTTAAGATAAGTAGCTAAATTTTGTTTTAATGTTGTTGTTGCTGTAGTTAAATTTTTATTAGTATTATAAGCTAATATATACATGTCTAATGATAATGGATTACGACCTTCAGTAGTTGCTACTGTTGGAGTTGGTATCCTTTCTTGAGCGGCATCTTGTGTTACATATACTTTAGCTATACTACCATAATCAGAAGGTAATGATAAAGCACGTACCATATAATCTTCTCTAGTTACAGCACGTAATTGAGATTGATAAGCGTATAATGCATTATTACGTATTTCTTCAATTTCATCTCCATTTCTACCACCAGAAGCAGCAGATGGATTATTTGAAATTATACTATTTAATACAAAAGCAGTGATTGTTGGATTTGCAGGACTTCCAGGAAATGTAATATTTGTTTTATCAATTATTGTTATATCATTGGAAGGAACATTTGATTTAATTCCACCTCCAACAATATATCTAAATGTAATATCAGTACTTGGAGCTAAACCATATTCTTGAGTATAAAATAAATTTGCTTTATTATAATTTTTTACTAAACTAGATATACCTGGTACTAATCCTAATTGAATATTATCAGGGTTTGGTAAAAGAGTTGTGTCAGATGAATTAGACATTCCTGCTCCAAATTCTATTTGTAATGTACTATCCGACAGGAATCTAGATACATAACGACGAGGTACTCTTTGGTAATTTACTAAATAAGGTACTCCGTCTGATGAATAACTAGGATTAGTTTTTCTATTTAAAATAGATGATTGAGCTAAATAAGGTACTTCATACCACTTATTACCTTGAGTATCAGTTGCATCTAGTATTTGTAATATATTAGTATCTGTAATCGTTGTAGTTGCAAATTTTTGTGGGCTAGAGAAAGATATTGTTGTTGTTTTTATTTCAGCAGATATAGCTTTAACAGATTTTTTAAGAAGAAAATAATCACTATTATTAGTATCTAATGTTATTTCTGTATTATTAGTATCAGTAAAATCTAATGTTTCTATTGTTATAAATTTAGTACCTGTACTAGTTGATGTTAATGATGTATTTTCGGGAACTACTATAGCATAAGTGTAATCAGGAATAGATTGACCTAAACTATTAATTGAAGGGATTAATTGATATATTTCAATTACAACATTAGATGAATATGATATTTTAGGATAATAACCAAACATATATGATAAGGCATATAAATTTGGTTTTTCTTTAGCATATAATAAAAAATTTTCTTGTACTTGAGTATCTAAATAAAATGAAGAAACATCACCTATATATGATGCTAAATCAATAAATAATGCTCCTGGGTTTGCATCAGAAAAATCATTATATGAATTAGGAAAATAGGTTTTAGCGTAATTTATAAGATTAGTTTTAAAATCACTAAAAGTTCTATTTAAATATGATACGTTATTATTATTATCTGTTACCATTATTATATGAATTGTACTGTAATTTCATCAGAATTTCCTGATAATTTTAATTTATATTTTATTGTTATTGAAACTGAATTATTATCTTCATTTGGAAGTATTTGAACTTCTATTATTTGAACTTCAGGAATAAAATATTCTACATTAACATTTATTAACTCTTGTATATAAGAATAAGTATCTTCTACTTCCATTTCAAATAATGCTTTTGAAAGATCAGCACCAAATTCAGGATTCATTACTCTTTCACCTTTATTGGTAAGTAATAAATTAACTAAATTAGATTTAATTTGATCTGCTGTACTATATGTATTATTAAATGGGCCTGCTGGTCCACTGAAAGGTAAAGATACTCCAATTACAATATTTCCTTGCAAATCTAATGGATTAACCTGTATTGTTTGTGGTATAGGCATATTAATCTAATTGTCTTAATCCTGATCTATCCATTGGTGACATATTAGCCGCTGCGTCATTAATAAAGGCTAGATATGGGTTTACTTTTTCACCAGTTGATTCGTCAACAGCATCTATAACTTTTAAATCGTTACGTTGTGGCTGTTGAAAACCAAACTCAGCTCCCATTTTAGCCATTAATGAGCTACGTACATCTCCAGATAATGGAGCTACATCCGCACTAGTAAAATTCATTGTTTTACCTTCACGTAATGTTTGTTTGTTTTGTTTAGCTAATGTTTCATTAATGATATCAGGTAATTCTTCATGGAGTGCCTCAATTACTGCTTCTCTAATAAGTTTTTTAAATAATTTTACATTCATACGAATAAATATTTAAGCTATTAATTTTTGTTGATCTATTACTAATTTTAATTGTTCTATTAAATCATTAGGATCTAATGTAAATGATAATTCACTTTTTAGTACCTCCACATCGCTAGTATCAATAGCCACAGCATAATGACGTTTATTTCCTGCTATTACTACAGCATTAGGTCCTTTTTCTTCTCTAATTGCAAATTTAAATCCTTTATATCTACTATTAACAGAACCAAAATCAACAGTATTTATTAAAGAAGGTGTATTTCCTATACCACTAGTAGCTGCTGTTTCTATTTGTCCATTTATATTTAATAATTGTGATTTATAGTCTTCCAATATAGATATTACTTTATCTAAAATAGATAATAATATAGGTATAAGTGCACTTAATGATAAAAGTATTCTATTTGCTTTATCTAATATTTTAACAAATCTAATAATTAAACTAGTTGGAATACCTACACCAGGAGGGACAGAAGTTGGAATTGGAATAGCTGATATAATTGCTACTATAATGCTAAATATAGAAATATATGTTGATATTCTATTTATATCATTTTGAATTTTTATAATTTTTTCTTCATTACTTTGAATTATTCTAATAGCATTATCTCTAGATAATTTAGCATTATTTAATTTAGCTGAATTCCCAGATTCATTAGCTTCTATAATTAAAGCATTAGTACTATTTACCAATTCTCCAACATAAGTACTTTGAGCTATAACTTCTGCTATTTTATTTGTTAAAAGAAGGGTTATAATAGGTACTAAAGTTTTTTTAGCATTTTTTAATACAGCTTTTGCTTTATTTTTTAATGCTTTTCTTTTTTCTGCTTTGGTTCTAGCTTTACGTGCCTCTCTTTTTGCTTTTCTTTTTGCTTTTTCTTCTTTTTGTTTTTTAAAAGGATCTTTATAATAATCATCTAAATCTTTTTGATTTTTATCTTTTCTATCTTGAAGATTTTTCTTTGCCTCATTATAGTTTTTATTTTCATTATCAACTGCTTTTTGATATTCTTCATCATCTAATTCAGGTGGAATGTCTACTGTTTGGCCATTTTGAATTTGTTTTTTTGGAGTATGTTTATATTCTAATTTTTGAAGAGTAATTTGATGATTTATATCTAATTCTATTCCTTCTCTAATTAACTCAGCTTCTGTTATTAATAATCTAGCTAAAGTAGATTCAGTTATTGCTTTAGTTATTTGTTGTGTAGCTATATTTTTTGTTTGATCTCCAAATGTTTTAGGATCTTTTATTGATTTTAAAGTACTTAAAGTAGAAGGATTAAGTAAAGAAGCTATATTAGAGGGTGAGTTTGCTTCTTGTTCTTGAGGTGTTTTTGTTTTTGATACAACAGTTACTGTTGGGAGTGTAGTAAGATTTTCTTGTGTAATGGGTGTTTTTGTTGTATTATTTGATTGTGATGTTGCCATTATATTGTATAAACTTTTTCTGAAGTAATAGTATCTAATTTATCAATTAAATTTCCAACATCTGCTAATAACTGTTCACCTGCCGCATTACAATCTGTAACACATATTGCTCCTTCTGTTGTAGGAACTGTTGCTGATGATAAATAACTTGCTAGTGAGGTTAATGAGTTGAGTAAATCTAATAAAAAGTCATGTGTTTTTCCACCTAATAATACAGGTTCAGTTGGGTAAGTTCCATCTGATTTAGTACCTAAAGCAATAGAAGGTGAATTTATATGAGCTACTCTACCAGCATTTATATTAATGATATTATCTGTATTTAATTCAATATTACCTTTAGCAAATAATAAAACTTCATCTTTTTTAGCGTTAAGAGTAATTCTATCACTATTAAGTATTAATTGAGGTGAAATATAATCACTAGGTTTTATTGTATTAACTCTAGGATTAACTATACTTGTACCTGGTAATAATGGGAGTTTTTGAGAGGTTGTCATATAAATAGAAGATTTCTCTTTATTTACTTCTTCAATATTGGGGGCTAATGAATTAGTATCTGATGTTACGTATCCATTAACTATTATAGTAATAGGATCACCATCATCACCAATATTACTCCATTCATTTTGATCGGAGTGAGTTTTAACTGTACTACCAAATCTTATACCATTTCCTTTTCTACCTTGATATATTGTATCTCCTTCAAAACTAAGAAGATTTCTAATGTCATTTCCTTCAACAAATGTTTTTCCTAAACTATCTCCTGCTGGGGCATTTTGTTGAATATTATTCCATACATTTACAGTTCCTGTGTAATATTTTTGAGTACCTGTCGTATTTGCAACTTGAGAAACAGGAGTTGGAGCATCTATTAAATGTACTAATTCCCCTATTAAAGGATATTTTTGAAGACTAGCATGTTGAGGTTTAGCTATTTTACATTTACTTAAATCTACTACATCTAAATATTTAGAATTTTCGTAGTCTAAATAAAATACAGTTCCTATACCTTTAAACCCACCATTAGCTTCAAATAATGCTTTATTAGGAGTATTTTTAGTAGTAATAACACCAAATACTTTTCCTATTTGAGGTTTATTAGCAGGGACAGAAATACGTTTTCCTTGAGATGCTTTAAAACCACCTAAATTTTCTCTAATTTTCATTTACTTTCAATTTGGTGTTGTATAGTTTCTGTTTGATCTAATAACTTTTGTCCCTCAACCTGTACAGCACGTTGCTCCTCTAATAATTGTTGTATTTCTGATGGATCAAAAAATGCTTCTACATTATTAGATGCACTAGCAGTTGATGCACGTTGTGCAATACCTGCCATTTTAATTAATTGTTCGTTATTTTTTACGTTAACATCAATTAAATCTTTAACAGTAGGCATAAGC